CCTCGTTACACGTGGCGTGAGGCGGCTCAGAAGGCTATGGACGACATGGGGTTTATCTCCATTGAACTAGAGCGAGAGATGCACGAACGGTTCATGCGGTTTGGTAATGCAGGGATACCAGAGCAGTTAGTTGCTGCTCAGGAACAGATACAACAGGGGGAATTGATAAACACGCTAGGTGAGTTTGACATTAACGAGTCGGAGTTACCAGTGGATATTGCCTTTGTGTTCCATAACTTACATAAGGCTGTCGGAGAGCAGTCACAGTGGAAGGTTACACCGGGTGAGGCTCCCTCTCCTGGTGCATGGAACATGCTTATATGGGCATCGGAGAACCAGACTAAGTTCTTTGATAAGGTGCTTGGTGACAAGCTAAAGCAGGGAACTAAGGGTGAAGAGCAGGGGATGCGTGACACAGGAGAAAGTATTGAACAGATAGAGCAAATGCTCGGACAACTTTCGGAGGTGTCAAATGGAAAAGATGTATTACAGAATGGGGACGTTATTCTTCACAGTTAGCACAGTTTATGTCTGTGCTCTTATTTGGAAGACGTATGTATGGTGGCAGTGGATAAACTCATTGCAGAATGTCTTAGATATTAATAACAAGGGACTTACGATTTGAGTCTGTACGAGCAAGTACCAAAGACGCTCAAGGAAAACCTAGAGTATCGAATGGAGCTGTTGAAGTGGGCTGATACCCCAGAGAGACAGCGTACTATTTGGACTGCCTGTAAGCATGACATATTGTTTTTCATCAATACGTTCTGCTGGTTATACGAGCCTAGAAACAACCGCTTACGTGGTACGACTAGCAATGTGATCCCATTCATTACCTACGGGTTTCAGGATGAAGCCTTCCTGGCTATGCACGAGGGTCTAGGTGAGAGTGACATAGGGCTTGAAAAGTCCCGTGACCTTGGTGCTACATGGATGTTCCTGACTCTGTTCTTTCATCACTGGATGTTTGATGAGTTCTCTAGTTTCGGGATTATGTCTCGTACTGCTGACCTAGTGGATAAGCCAGGTAAGAAGGACACATTGATGTGGAAGCTAGACTTCCTGCTTGTCGGTGACGGTGGTAAGGGTGGCTTACCCAAGTGGATGAGGCCTAAGAACGTGTACCGTAGTAATATGCTGATGGAGAATCGGGACAATGGTGCTACGTTTGAGGGTGCGTCTACGACAGAGGATGCCTTCCGTGGTGGTCGTAAGAAGGCTATAGCAATCGACGAATACGCTGCCTTCCCCAATGGTGATGACTACAGGGCACTAGCTGCTACTCAGCACGCTACAGATTGTCGTCTCTTTGTATCCACTCCTACAGGCGCGTCAGGTGCCTACTACGATGTGATGCACACACCTAGCAATATGAAGAAGATCATCCTGGATTGGAAAGACCATCCTGATAGAGGTGTGGGCTTATATACCAGCAAGGACGGGATACTCCAGATACTAGATGATAGCTATGACTTCCCTGCTTCCTACAGGCATGTGCTCGATGGCTTACAGCGCAGCCCGTATTACGACCAAGAGTGCTCACGTCCTGGTGCAACGCCACAGACGATAGCTCAGGAGCTTGACAGGGATTATGGTGGATCAGAGTACCAAATCTTCGGAAAGGAGCTATATGAGGCAGGAAAGCCGAATATTTTGAATCCTTACCAAAAAGGTATACTATTTTATGATGAAGAAACTCTTGAACCTGAGTATAATGAAACGCAAGATGGGCCATTTGAAATCTGGTGCCATCGGGACTCTAGAGGGATTCCTGTTAATTCAGGGCAATACGTCATAGGCTGTGACATAAGTGCAGGTCTTGGTGGTGACTACACGAGTAACTCCGTAATGTTTGTTATGGATACAGTTACTGGGCAGCAGGTTGGCGAGTTTGCGACGAATACGGTGCGACCGGAAGCGTTTGCAGACATGTCTATTGCTGCGAGTAAATGGTTTAATAATGCCTATCTAATCTGGGAAATGAATGGACCACCCGGTGGTGCATACACGAAACAGATACTCGAACGTAAATATCCCTATATCTACTATCGAGAAATTGAGAACAAGACATATCGCAAGAAGACTCGGAACCCTGGATGGTTCAGTACAGAAAAGAACAAACTTGCTGTACTCAGTCAGATGGCGGCGGCAATCAAGTCAGGTCAATACTGTGTACGCAGTGACAAACTGTTAAATGAGTGTCGTCAGTATGTTTACCGTAATGGTAAAGTTGTTCACTCCCGATCCGTTAGGACAATGGATGACAGTGCTAAGGGACAGGCACATGGTGACCGTGTAATAGCAGCGGCTGTTGCATGGCACGCTGGTAAGGATCGTCCGGCAGTAAGCAAAGAGGACAGGGAAGACTATGAGGATAACATTCCTTATGGTTGCATGGCGTGGAGATTCAAGGAATCCGAGAGACGGAAGACAGCCCTGAAGGATGGATGGTAAATGAACCCTAATCGCCAACTAGATCGTGCTCGCCTCCTTAAAGCGATAGAAAACTCTACACGAGTTCTCCGACCGTTTCGGGAAGTGCGTAAGAAATTAGTCAAGGACTTTGTGGGTTCCATGTATGGTTCTTCAGGTGATTCAGGTCGTCAGGACATTATCATGAACCTGATGTACCAGACGGCTGAAACATATACGATGTCCTTAGCAGCAAACCGACCTCGTGTGTTAGTGACAGCCCAGCACACAGATGTAACATGGTTTGCTCATTCGTTCCAATTAGGGATTAATAACTTAATCAAAGAGATTCGGTTAGAGGATATGTTGCGTAAGGCAGTGATGGATTCATTCTTCTCGATGGGCATCATAAAGGTTTATAGTGCTGACGCTGGATTGGTTGAGCTTGAGGGTGAAGACGCATGGGTAGACCCTGGCAAGCCATTCGCAGAGAACATTAGTCTTGATGACTTCTGCTATGACACAACTGCTGCTGAGTGGCGCAAGTCGTCGTTTGCACTAAACAAATACCGTATCAGCAGAGAGAAGGTTCTCAGTGATGGTGCCTACAACAAGAAGGTTGCAGAAGAATTAGATGTTGTGAGTCAGTATCCGGGATGGAACGCTGACTCTGGTGAAGTGCCGATCCGTGAGATGCTCAAGAGTGAGACTCAAGAAGCTGGCATAGAACCCATGATTGATCTGATGGATGTGTGGCTTCCTAAAGACAAGTTAGTGGTGACGTTACCAGTTGGTAAGAATACAGAGCCATTGCGTGTGGTCGAATGGGAAGGGCCGGAGAATGGACCCTTTCATACACTGAGCCTTACGTGTGAAGTGCCTGATAACATCATGCCTGTATCCCCTGCAATGAACTTGAAGCCATTGCATGACCTTATCAACGGGTTACTACGTAAACAACGACGACAAGCACAGCGACAAAAAGACATACCGTTTTACCAAGCAGGTCATCAAGACGATGCACGTCGTATTGAGAAGGCTAGTGATGGTGAATGGACACGGGTTGATAACCCTGACAGCGTGAACGTGATGAAGATGGGCGGCGTTGATCCACAAAATCAAGCCTTCGCTCATTCCATGAAAGATACGTATGACCGTATGGCTGGTAACCTTCAGATGATGGCAGGGCTAGGGCCACAGTCGGACACACTTGGACAGGACAAGCTAATCAGTGGTGCTGTATCCAAACGTGAAGCTAACATGCAGTATCGTGTGGTCGATTTCACTAGCCGGATTTGTAGAGATTTAGGTTCACTGTTATGGCAGGATCAAGTACTTGAGATACCTCAAGACTTTGAAACGTCTGGCATAAAGGTGCGAGCTGACTGGACACCCGAAGTACGAGAAGGCGACTTCATTGATTACAACTTCACGATTGAACCGTTTTCGATGATGTATAAGTCACCTTCAGAACGAATGCAGGGAATCTCAAACTTTGTTACACAGATTGCACTTCCAATGGAAGGCATGATGCAGCAGTACGGTGGAACGATTGACATTCAGGAACTCGTTGAGATGTACGCAGAGTTAATGGACATGCCAAGATTGAAACAGATTATTAAGTTTGAAGAACCAAAAGATGATCGACCAGGACCTACGCCTCAGCAGCCAGCTAAAGCAAGTCACACTGTGCGGGAATCAGTTCGCAGGAGTGTACCCACTGGAGGCACTGAGCAATCACGGAGTAATGTGATGCAACAGGTTCTACAAGGTGGACAACCAAATCAACAACAGATGAACCAAATGGGTCGGGAGAAGGCAAGTGGGTAATTCATTTTTATGGAAAGATGCTGACGGTGTAAACCGTTGGCATGACCACAAACAACCTGCTAAGGAGTTTCCGGCTGGTGCAACAAAAGACAAGAGATGTGGCTCTAGTGGCTGGGGTACGGGCCTTAAAAGCCTAGGTGCTGGAGTTCACTTCTCACAAGTTAAAGAGTTTCGTGAGGATGCGAAACAAAGTGGGTTCACAGGAGTAGAGTTTTCCAAATCTGGTGATTGTGTATTCACTAGCAGAGGGGAACGAGCACGTTACCTGAAACATCGAGGTCTACTTGATCGTGACGGGGGATATGGAGACTAGGCATGGCTGAAGAAATAAATGAAATAGAACCGGATGAAGAGGTGACTCTATCTGAAGGTGACCTAGATATTATTGACTCCTTGGAGAACGACAGCGAGTCGGAACCGGGTGTCAGTTTTGAAGAATCAACTGAGTCTGCTGAAGTTGATGCAGATCCAGTAGAAGACAATAGTGTTGAAAATTCCACTGTTGATGACGGTCAGACTTATAACTCTGACCTAACGTCTCGTGCCCAACAATATGGACTTGATCCGTCCGATTTTGGAACCGAGAAGTCACTGTCGTATGTAGTCGATCAATTTGACCAAGGGAATGCAAATCTCTCCCAATGGAATAATTGGTATCAAGGCCAACAGCAACAGGGTGGCACCGAGGCACAACTACCTCAACAACCTCAGTTCTCCGTAGATCTGAGTGAGGATTATGATGAAGGCTTGAAGTCTGCTATCAACGCAATGGCTGCAAACATGCAGTCCCATTACGATGGTCAGCTAAACGTGATTGCCCAGTCGGTTCTCGACCAGCAACAGTTTGTGAACTATGCCCAAGGGCAACAGTCACAAGAATACGCTGCTGGTGAATTGGAGCAGTTCAACACTGCTATTACTAACTTATCGAATGAAAATTTGTTTGGTTCGGGTGCTTATCAAGACTTAGAGCCTGGGACACCGGAAGCTAAGAACATGGAATCTGTTTATGAGCAGATGACTGTTTTGGCTAATGGATACCAGAGTTCAGGTAAGGGAGTTCCTCCAGTGAACGACCTCGTAAAGCAGGCTTACAACTCAATTTTCGCTGATGAAATTGGAAACCAAGACCGAAATCGCAGAAATGATCGACTACGTTCTAATAGTAAACGTCGTTTAGGTGGGGGAGTTTCTCCTTCATCTGATGCACGGCCTGTTGAAGACATCAATGATGCCGTTAATAGCAATGTGCTCAAAGACTTTTACGATAGTGCGATGGTTGAAAATGGAAGCAAATAGGTCTTCTAAATAGGAGGGCATAAAATGCCTTTGTTACCAGATCAGCTAGATGACTTTACCACTTTGACTCTTGATAATTTCAAGAAAAAGTCTTGGGTGGATCTGTCTCTAGACAATCAACAACATTGCTTTGCATCTAAGTTTCTTAGCGGCAAGGCACGTACTCCCTATCAAGGTGGAGCAAACCTTAACTGGAAAGTACAGACGACTAACACCGGAACTGCAAAGTTCTCGGAGTTATATAGCGTTGACGCTACAGCAGTCAAAGACTTAATGACGACTGCTAAGGTGCCATTTACTAAAGCGACAGTTAACTTCAGCTATGACGTTGACGAAGAAAGTTTCCAGAGTGGACGTGAAACGATTATCCGAGAGATTGACATCCGTCGTCACTCGGCGTTCAACGATTACTTTGAACTGATGGAAGCAGCCTTATGGTCTGCCCCAGCTTCAAGTAGCGCAAGTCCACGTAAACCATTAGGTATCCCCTTCTGGATTCAGAAGTCAACAACGACTCCTGGTGGCGGCTTTACTGGTGGCGATCCTTCAGGTCATGCAAGCGGTGCAGGTAATATTGCTGTAGCCGATGTACCTAACTGGAAAAACTGGAGTGGTAATTACACATCTGTTTCTCGTGATGACCTCATTGCGAAGATGCGTAAAGCTATTGCTCATACCTATTTCCAAGCACCGAAGCAATTCGCTGAACTTGGCAATGGTAAAGGTGACTCCGATTGGGCGTTCTATACCACTTACAGTGTTATAGAAGACATGGAGAAATTGCTTGAATCTCGTAATGACAACCTTGGTGTTGACCTTGCGAAGTATGCAGGCA